GTCATCATGCCCCTGGTTGGACTGCCAACTGCATCGCCGCCAACGACGACACTTTGCTGCACAAGGCTCCTGTTGGCGCTTACTTGATGATCCAGTTCGTCCACACCGACGGCTCTGAGACACCGGCGATTCCTCAAGCTGTGATGGATCACCGTAACAACGCGATCCCCTACGACAAGATTGATTCTCGCGACATTACCGACACCCAGCGACGCGGTACTTGTATGGCTGCCGCCTTCATTTTCGGCCTAGCTTACGAGCTGTGGGCAAAGATGCCCATGGAGTCCGGCTACCCTGCCCCTGAGTCTGCCCCTGAGTCTGCCCCAAAGTCCGAGCGGCCAACCGCTGGGGTCAGCAAGGCCCCTACTGCGGAGGCTGCCAAGGCGTCTGAGGAGACGGAGGCCACGTTTCGCGAAGCAGCACTTGAAAAAGGAGTCGAAACCTTTGCTATCGACGCACTCGTCGAAATCGTCAAAGAAAAGCTGGGCGGAGACTTTAATAAAGGCCGCGCAACACTCAATAGCAAATCAGCCGAAGAGCTCAACGCAAAGTACGGTGAGTGGTGACCCATTGGAGGGATTTATACATTTTTTCAAAGGTACTGAAATAGTGTTATAGATCAAGGGCCCACAAGGCCCTTTTCTATGGCATACTGTGTGCATACCTCATGAGGCACGCGATGACCGATTCAACCACCGCATGGTTCAATGCCGCCGGCAAGCGTAAGCTGACCCAGGAACAGACGTTCGAGCTTTTTGCCAAGCTTCGCAGCCAACGAGCTGCTGAAGACGAAGAGGGCGCTCTTGAGACCTTGAACTCCATCTGTACGGGTAACTTGCTTCTGGTGGTGAGTGCAGTCAAAGCCTATACCAGCAAGATTACTCATCGCTTTAGGGTGAATCCTAATGACGAGCTGTTCCTGGACTTACTTCAGGTCGGATACATAGGATTGCGTGTAGCGGCCGAAAAATTTGACCTTGCTCGCGGAAACAAGTTTTCCACGATTGCAGTGACCTGGATTAGACAGCGTCTTGGGCGCTACCTAATCTCCAGTGAGCAGAAGATCTATATCCCTGAGGGCTGTATCCGGGAGATGTTCTATTACAAGAAACATGGCAAAGGCTCGGGGCGCAGGCATGCCCCTAAGGATGTCGACTACCTTCGTTCCGCCGCAACTGCCTATAACGTTGGCTCTCTTGACGTAAAGGTCAACAATGAAGACGGTGTAGGCTCTTTGTTGAATTTAATTCCAAGCCCTGCTAGCGAAGACCAGTCGCGCTCTTCTCGCGAGGCTTTGTTGCAGATCAAAGAGATAATGGCGAAAGCCATGGTCCCTCCTATGCAGCAGGATCTGATGATTGCTTATGCTCGGCTAGGTCGAGTTTCGACGGCTGCCTACTCTGTGGGGTATCCTGTTCCTACTGCTGGCAAGGAGATTAAGGCGATCATCAAAAAGCTACGGACTTACGCCTGATATACTTAAGAGACCTCAAACCAGACCTTAAGAGGAACGAAGCAAATGGCAACCGTCACCGTAGTTGGCACAGTTACCTGCAAAGAAGGAGAAAATCCCTGCACTGTGCGTCAGTTTGATTCTGGTAACTCCGTCGTCAGTTTCAGCGTGCTAGACAAGCAGTATGTCTACACCAAGAAGGGCGAAGAAAAGTTTGGCCAGTTTTACAAGTGCGAGATCATGGGCAAGGCAGGTCAGATCGCAGTTGACCGTCTTCAGCGTGGGGATAAGGTCGGGGTTTCCGGCCAGCTTGTTCAACGTGAGTATCAAGGGAAGATCTACCTGGATATCAAAAACGCTCAGGTAACCTTCCTTGAGTACCGTGAAGACAGTGGTTCTGGCGGTAGTAGCGATCCTTTCTAATCGGCACACTAGCTTGGGCTACCTCTCAAGTGTCGTCCCGCGACGCTCCATATAAATAAAGATGTAACTCTCCTGGCAAAATCCAGGGGGGTTCTTCTTTTATGCAATAGACTAGGCACACTCGCAAGATGATTATGACCGCTTTTGGTTTCAGTATCGAAGAAGCAGAGGTAGCTCCAGGGACCCTTGGTCTTCTGTACGATGACACTCCCGCCTTGACTACCGCAGACGTCAAGCCTTTCGTCTGGTCCATACTGCTGTTCAGACGCGCTGTAAGGGCCTGTGAGGTGGTTGGCGCCATCACGGCTGTATGTGCTCACTCAGAGCTTTACAGCGGCTGGAGCGACTTTCTGGAGGACGATGACGACCGAACCCGTCTCGAATATCTGGTTGACGAAGTTATTGGCGACATGACCGCTCAAGGCCTTCTTCGTTATGACACTAAAGACGACCTGTGGTCTTTGCAGCTTGGGAAGAACAATCGTAATCTTCCAGAAATCATTAAAGCTATTGCCGGCACTGGCGGCAGCATGCCTCAGCATCTTTTAATGGAGCTTAATTGGTGAAAATCAACTACGACAATCTTGACGCTTACACAAAAACTCACAAAAAACTTTTAGAGTCAATGAGCGACAAAGAGTACAACGACCACATTAACACAATTCTGGAGGAGCTTCACTATGACGAGAAAAAAGAGGAAGAAGACAGAGGAACCTACTGATGTTGAGGGAAATCACTATGAAGGTCAGTTCTATGTCCTTTTGTGGCCTCAAATGAAAAAAGTCAAAGGATTGAACTGGAATCAAGCCGAAAAACTTTGGAAAGAGCATACTGACCGTGCTATGATCTTTTCTATGCGTGATTTAAAAGGAGGCCAGACCATTGAGACAGCTTAAAAACGGCGAGTTCAAGTTTAAGCCATCTGCAGTCAAAGCCGCCGAGTGGATGCAGCAGGAGCCTCTGCCAATGCGTTCAATACGAAAGGGTACGCCCGTTAAGGTTTTTTGTGGAGGCGGGTGGAAAGCAGGAACAGTGGTATAATGGACAAAGGATGGAGTGACAGTCCGCCTCAAACGGGAACAGAAAATCGTTGTCTGCAGAGACAACCGCAACTTGAAGGAGGAATCCAGTAAATGACCCACGACAACATTAACCACCCCTCGCATTACACCGAGGGCCGCAAGTTCGAGACCATCGAGGTTATTGAGGACTGGGGGCTTAGCTACAGACTGGGCAACGCCGTCAAGTACGTATCCCGAGCTGGCCGCAAGGATCCCTCCAGGACGGCCGAAGACCTCAAGAAAGCAATCTGGTACATCAACCGCGAGATCGCCTCACTGGAGGGCGAGCAGACTTCTTACGGCGTTACCTACGAGGATGTGCTTGAGGACTACACTGTCTGCGCTGCTAGCGGCGAGGATTTACTGGCTGAGTATGGCGTAAAAGACGTCGATGACCAACCCCTGGCTCACTGGGACTCTGACGAGGATTACATGTGGGATCCATCCCTGGGTCCTGTGGAGCTGACTAGCGACGAGATCAAGTCGATTATGGACAGGAAGGACCTGGCCATGTTTGATGAAGATGAGATAATTGCTACCGTCGAGAAGCGTGGCTTCATTCTTGGTATCAAGAAAGACGGCTCTACCTGTGAGCTTGGTTCTAACGGAGGGTGCCTCTAATGATTGACGATTCCGATCAAATGGCCTGGTTGTATAGCGATCAACGTCAAGAAAGTCGCTCAGCTGCACTTCTGTCTTTACTGAAGGCGTTTGGCGGGGCGATTAACGCCGACGGGTCTCCTAGTCACAACCCTCGTGGACTGTACGGAGCCGCCCATGATTACGTCTCTCATGGAAACACTGATCCAGAAGGTGTCTTGGGTTTCTATCTAGAGAACAGTGAAGTCTACAGTTGAGATGCCAGGACAGGTCACTTTCCAGTGGGAGGTGACCTTTCCAGTACCTGACCCGAGCACAGTTGTATTCCTGTTGGTAAACTTGGCTATTGCAATTATTGCGGGAGCCCTCGTTCTTGGAACTGATTGCCACGCTGACGATTAACCTCCCTTTGTTCTCGAAGGCCCGTCCCAGAGTAACGAGCAGGGGTACTTTCATGCCCGCCGACTATCGCAAGAAGCAGAAGGAAATGCTACGACAGGTGCAGGAGCAGTGGCCCTGGCCGCCCCTGGAAGGACCTATCCGCGTCGAGATCGAGGCCTATGGTGAAGGCCGTGCTGACGGCGACAACATCATCGGAGCCCTGTTCGATAGCGTCAATAAGGTGCTCTGGGTTGACGATCGAGTTTCAATCATCCCTCAGCTGGAGGTCAAGTGGACCAAGGCGAAGAAGGTTGACTCGAAATGGGTCATTAAGATTTATGCGGTATAATGGGAGGCAAATACTTGATTGACGTGACCCCATTCCACTTCATAGAAGTAGCCTACAACCAGCCTGAGTTTGACTACCGACGCGCAGAAGGCGTCAACCAGTCATCTCTTAAGAAGATCCTTGACAG